TTTGGTTTGGTAATTGGTAAGTCGTAATTGCAAGAAAGGAGGACCTACTAATGATACAAATTTTAGAGCTATTCGGGGGAATAGGTTCTCCAAGAATAGCATTAAGAAATTTAGGAGTACCAGTAAAAGCGATAGATTATGTTGAAATAGATGAAAAGGCAGTAAGATCATATAATGCTATGTTTGAAAATGAATTAGCTTATAAAACTCAATCAGTAGTTGGATATAACCTTAAACCAGATATATTAATTCATGGTAGTCCGTGTCAAGATTTTAGTATAGCTGGTAAGCAAAAGGGAGCGGACGAAGGAACAGAAACAAGGTCAAGCCTTATGTGGGAAACAATTAATATTATTAAACAAATGGGTAAATGGAAGCCACGCGTAGTTATTTGGGAAAATGTAAAGAATGTGCTTAGTAAACATATGAGGCACAACTTTAATAGATACTTAGAAGAAATGCAGAAATTAGGATATAATAGCAACTTTGAAACATTAAATGCTATGGATTTTGGATTACCACAAAGAAGAGAACGAGTATTTACAATATCTATTTTAGGTGGAGAGTTGTTTAATTTTAGAACCTTAGAAAGAAAAAAAGCACCAAGTTTACAAGAATTTTTGAGCGAATATGAAGAAAAACATATAGTAACTCAACCTAGTGTATTAAATCACATAGGGGAAAAAGGGATTAAAAGGGCAGATATAATTAAAGATTATGCAAATACCATAACTTGCAAGGTCATGAGAAGTCCAGCACAGGTTATAGCATTGGATGATGGCCGATATAGGTATTTAACAGAAAAGGAATGTTGGAGATTACAGGGATATTCAGATGAAGATTTTGAAGCTGCACTTAAAGCACATCCAGGAAAACCTGGTAAGTTAAATGGAGCATTATACAAACAAGCTGGTAATAGTATTCCGGTACCTATTTTCGAGAGTATATTCAAACAGTTATTAAATCTTAATATGTAGAAAATGCGAACTAAGTGATCTTTGAAAATTGAATAATGCGGTATTTAAGAAATATGTTATAATAGTTATATAATGACAAATAACATATTATATAGAATTTAAGTTAGATGAATATTTATATTTGGAGTGGGTAGTGTGAAAAAAATTAAAATTGGAATAGGTTCACTTTCTTTATTATTATTTATTATTGGATGTTTATTTAGTTTTACATTTAATGATATCTCTATAGGGGATAACATTTTGACTTATATTGGTTTAAAGGCATGGTCTAATGGAAATAGTGGAACTCATTATACAATTTTTTATTCTCTATTATTTTTTATTCCATCATTAATTTTGGGTTATAAGTTTAAGAATAACTTTGGTTCAAAGGTTGGGAAAATACTATCTACTATTATGGTGATAATTATAATAGTAAATTCGTTATTTTTCACCGCTCTTTTATAAACAATAATTTATAACTATTATAAATGAAAAATTAAATATTAAACTGCTAAAAATACCGTATTATTCGAAATGAATATGCGGTATTTTTTATGTCGTAATTCTAAGAAAGGGTGAAATAAATGAAAATAGAAACTGAATTAAGACCATGTTTAGTAAATGATAAAAGAGCTTTGTTTCATAAGTGGAGTGATAGAAGTAAGATAATAAAGCCTTCACCTTTTAGAGGAGGGGATCAAGGAGGCGTTTTAATGTATACAGTAGGAATAATTGAATACGAAGATGGACAAGTATGTGAATGTAGGCCAAATCAGATAAAGTTTATTGACTCAAAGATAGAACAATATTATTTCAAAGATTAATTCTAAGAAAGGAGAAATCCAAATGAAACCATCAGTAAAAATATATAACAGAACCAAATTAGCAAGAATAAGAAAAAAGCATTATAAATTAATAGAAAAAGAATTAAAAGAGTTAGTGGATTTTATTATAAGAGCAGTTAATAAATTCGTTGAAATGATAAGAGATGCATTAAGTAAAGTCAGAAGCGATTACAATTTGAAAAATAATATGGTAAGGATGTAGTTAACTTGCAAGATATAATATTTAAACAAGTTGATAAGAAAAAGGAGTATGATTTTATTGCAGCTTGGGACAAGCTTTTTGAAGGATATATTATAACTAGTTTAAATACGAAACATAGTTATAAATTACTCAAAATTGAATCTGGGATAGTTAAATTAAAGTTTTACAATTCGATAACAGCAATGTGGCAAGTAACAGATTATTTATTAACTAAAGAAATTTTTGGAAAGTGGTATATAACAAAAGCAAGGGAAGTGATTATATGAATTATATAAAAGAAACTGTTAACATATTGGGAAATATGAATAGTTTAAGGATGGCTGAAAGAAATATAAAGTTAAGGATAAAAGAAGTACGAAGTGAAATGAGTTCAACTAAGGCAATAGAAATAAGTGATATGCCTAAAGGTTCTGGGACAGGCCTTCCAGATGATAAGATATGCAATCTGATATTTGAAGAAAAGGAATTGATTAAAAGATTAAGGGAAACTAGTAAGAAAATAAATCTATTACAAAAATTACTTGATGGATTAAGTGATGATGAAAAGTTAATTTTAGATAAAGCATATGGTGAAAATTCAGAATTTAAGACTGATGCAGACATAGCAAAAGAGTTAAATATATCCAGAAGATGCTATATAGATAAAAAGAAAAAGGTAACTAAAAAATTAGCTATTCAACTTTGGGGAATAGTAGCAATATAAAAAATAATTTGCACAAATAGTTGCAAATATTTGACAAGTTGTATTATAATTGAGTTGAGCGAAAAATAAATAAGACATAGAAGCACTTAGAGTAAATCTAGGTGCTTTTTTTATACCCTTTATTCATAGGAGGTGAGGACATGAAGGAGTATAAGAGTTATAAGTGTAGATCCTGTTATAAGACTTTTATTTTATTGTCATATGAAATTGATAATAAGAGGTACATTAAATGTCCTCACTGTTCATCAAAGAATATAATCAAAATAAAAGAAACAGATGATTTAAGAGAAGTTATTAAAGAACGTGTTTATAAAAGAGAACATGGAGCACTTAGGCAGGTGAGATAATATGGGAAGAAAAAGACCTGCTAGACCTATTACAAGAACTAGTGATGTATTAGATATTCAAGATTATTTAAGATATAAAAATTGTAGAGATTATGTTCTTTTTTTAGTTGGTGTTACTACAGGGTACAGAGCAGGTGATTTAGTAACACTTAAAGTTAGAGATATTAAAGAGGCTTTAAGAAGAAAAGAATTCACAATTTATGAGGGCAAGAAGATGAAAACTAAGAAGATAAGAGAGAAGAACAGAAAGCCAAGAACAGTAGAGCTAATACCAGAATTAGCAAAGATATTAAAAGAATATATTAAAGATAAAAAGGATTATGAATATATGTTTAAATCTAGAAAAGGAGTTAATAAGCCAATAGGTATTCAAGCTGTAACTAATGCAATAAAAGAAGCTGCTAACTATTTTGGACTTTATGACATAACAGCTCACAGTATGAGAAAAACATATGCTTATAAGATATATATTGAAAGTGATAGAGATATAGTTGTGGTTAAAGAATTATTAGGTCATAGCTCTATAGAAGAAACAAAAAGATATATAGGATTAGATAGAGAGAAATATCATCAATATTCAAAGTCATTAAGAGATTTTGTGAGATGATATTTTTTATTTTTGACTATGAATGTTTAATAATTTGGTCTATAAACATTGAAGGTGAAAAAAATAAGTGCATATATTAGAAGGAAAAATTAAAAATGAATGTGTGATTCCCTAAGATAATTAAACATTCAAATCGAAAAACACGAACGTTTTTTGGTTGTTTATTTATATTATTAACAATCTTTTTTGTAAAATGAGGTGCAAAATAAAACTAAAAAATATAGTCATTTGAAGGGACGTGTATTGTATGACAAAGGATTCAAAAGAAATTAGAGAAATGCAAAAGATATTTATAGGATTAGCAGATATTACAGGAAAGATGGCAGATATGGTTGATAAGGAATCAAATGGAGAAGAAATTAATCAAGAGGAATTTGAAAGCTTAATAGGATCATATATGTATAAACTTATGGAATTAGAAAGTTTATCAGGGAATATGTAGTCTATGCCAATATTAAAGCAATGTAGTAGCAGAGGATGCTACAAAATAGTAGATGAAGGAGAAGTTTATTGTAAATATCATCAAGAAAAATATATTGAAAGACAGAGAGAATCATACAAGGAGTGGCGAAAGAAAAGAGTTACTACCGAAGAACAGAAGGAGCTTGATGATTTTTATAAATCAATAGAGTGGCAAAACTCAAGAGATGCAGCAGTTAAATATCATTATGGAATGGATATATTTGAATTCTATCGAACTGGAAAGATAGTTGAAGGTGAGATTGTTCATCACATTATTGAAGCTAGAGAGAATAAGGAACTTAGATATACTGTAGAAAACTTAATTTATTTAACAGCGTTGAATCATAAGAGGATACACAAGAGATATAACAAGAGCTCTAAAGATAAAAAAAGAATACAAGATATGTTATTTGCATTAAAGATAAAATTTGACAATGCATTTAAATAAAAACCCCGGGGGATATGAATTTATTAATTGAGGCTAATAGAGTAAAACGCTTCAAAGTCTTGTGAAAATTTTTATAGATTTTTGCTATAGGGGGGCATAGAAAAGGAGGAACACGAACAATGGGGAGGAAGCCTAAAAAAATTAAACCGCCAATTTGGTTAGATGAAGTTGCAAAAGAAGAGTTTAAGAGAATTGAAAAATTACTTAGAGAAGAGGAAAAAGATTTTACAGAAAAAGACATCAAAGCTCTTGAAGCTTATAGTAGAAATTATAGTAAGTGGGTTGCAGCTGAATTAATTTTGATAAAAGAAGGTACTAACATGATAGTGAACGAAGAAGGATATGAGCAGCAAAGACCAGAAGTTAGTATTGCAAATAAGGCTCAACAAGAATGCAGAGCTTGGGCTAAGGAACTGGGAATAACTCCAAGTGCAAGAGCGAGGATGAATAAGGGACTTGTAAAATCTGATGGTGATATTGATGAAGAAATGGAAGGCATGATTAGCAAGTAATGATTTCTGTAAAGGAAATAGAATCAGTAGTAAAAGAACATGCAGATAAACAAGTCAATTATGCTTTAGAAAATGCTATTAAAGAGCAACAAGAAAAGTATGATAATGATAAGTATTATTTTGATGTAGAAGAAGCCTACAAAGTTTTTAAATTTATGCAAAAGCTTACCCTTGATAAAGGAAAGAAGGGAGCAAAAGTTAAACTCCTAAAGTTTCAGTTTAAAATATTAACATCTATATTATGTGTAAAAAGTAGAGAAACTGGATTTAGAAGATTTAAAGAAGCTCATTTAAATATTGGCCGTAAGAATGGAAAAGGTTCAATAGTTGCGTGGATAATAATATATCTTTACTTCACTGATGATACCTTTGGAGCTGAATATATAATTGTTGCCAATGATATTAAACAGGCAACTAATTTATTCAATACTATCAATATGACAATTAGAAACAATAAGACCTTAAGAAAGTATGTTAAGATCACAGAATCTAAAAAGCTTATGTATAGGAAACATACAAACAGTTATCTTAGAGTTTTAGCTAATGATGGGACAAACTTAGATAGTTACGCTACTTATATTGCAGTATTGGATGAAACTCATGAGTATAAGAAAACTGATGCTTATGACAAATTAATAACTGGTATGGGCTTATGGGATGAACCATTAATGTTTACTACAACTACAGCTTCAGGTGGAACTGATGAAAAGAATTTAGAGTATCAGATGTATAGTTATTCTAAAAAGATTGAAAGTGGAGAGATTAATGATGAAACTTTCTATTATGCAGTTTATGAGGCTAAGGATAAATGTGAAATTTGGGATGTAGAGGAATGGCTTAATGCTAATCCAGCTTTAGGAGTTTTTAAGAAAATTGATGATTTTATAAAGTTGGCTCATAAAGCAAGTGGAATGAAAACTTTTGAAGCTAAATTTAGAAGATTATATTTAAATCAGCATGTTGATACAGATTGCGTTAAAGGTGCTATTGATATGGAACTATGGAATGCATGTGTAACACATATTGATTTAAAAGAATTAAAAGGAATGGAACTTTGGGGTGGACTTGATTTATCATCTAAAAATGATATTACAGCTTTTGTAGCAGTTTTTTATGATAAGGACAATGAGAAGTTTATAATATATCCATTTTTATTTACGCCTGGAGAAAATGCAGAAGAAAGAGCAGAGGTTGATGACTTTGACTATCCCAAGTACATAAAAGAAGGGGATTTGATTGGTACAAGAGGTAAATATGTTAATTTTGAAGATGTATTAGACCATTTATATGACTTGGATTTGGATTTTGATATTAAAGAAATTGGTTTTGATAAGTGGGGAAGTACAACTATCATTAATAGATTAGAAGAAAAGTTTGATATTATTCCTTTAGGCCAAGGGGCTGGAGCTATGAAGCCTGTAATTGATGATTTTGAAAATATGCTTATTGATGGAAAATTAGTAATACATGATAATGAAGTGTTCAAAATAATGGCTGAAAATGTAGTTGCTGTAGTAACTGACGGTGGAACGAGATATAGCAAAACCAAATCAGAGTTTAAAATTGATGGAATAATTGCTATGTTAATGGCATTAATCCTTGCTATAGAAGCTAATGGGATTCCACACTATGATCCACTTTCAGAATTAGAAAAGGAGGATTGGACAAAGTGATAAAAATATTTAAGAAGCTTAAGAAAGATATTAAAAAATTTATATCTAGTAAGTTTTTATTAATAAAAGAGAATTGCAATGACACTATATTTCTTATAGGAGTTACTTTAATTCTAATATCTGCATATAGAGTAAATACAACCTTTGGAATATTTTTAACTGGACTTGCACTTATTGTATTATCCATTTTTTTAGAAAAATTTAAAAGAAATAATTAATAAATTAAGAAGAAAGGGGGTGAGAGTTTGATATTAGATAAAATAGTTAATAAAAATCAGAGCCCTTTATATAGTGAAACCCAAAGATTTACTTGGAAGTCCATGTTAGGAAATACTCTAACTAATGAGGATTATCTAAAAGAAAGTACATATCTAAAGTGTATTTCTTATACAGCTAATAAGATTGCAAGCTTAACATTTCATATAAAAAGATATGAAGAAAATATTGGATATGTTGATGCAATAGAACACCCTTATCATGACTATATAGCATTAAGGCCTAATAGTGGAATGAATTTTACTAATATGATAAGAAGTTTAGTCACTATTGGAGAACATGAGGGAATTAGTTGTTTATATATTGCTCAAAATGGAATGTTATTTCCTTGTAGAGTAAATCAAATATTCATTGATAATGCTGGACTAATAGAAAGTATGAAAAGTATTCCAATAGCACTTGAAATAGTTTGTAATAATCAAACCAAAATAGTAGCAGAGGAGAGCTGCATTATCTATCATGGTGGGCTTACTACAGATGGAGTTAGTTGTGTACCTATTATGGAATATTTAAAACAAACAATGAAGACAACTATGGAAGGGCAAAATATACTTTCTAAATTATTTGAAAGTGGATTAACTAATAAAGCTCTTATACAACTTACAAGTGATATTAAGGACGAAAAAGATTTAAAAAAAATACAAGCTAAATTTAATAGACTATTTTCAAATGAAGGGAGAATTTTTACAGTTCCAGCAGGATACAATGTATCTCCTTTAAATTTATCGTTAGCAGATAGTCAGTTTAAGGAGCTAAGAGGGTTATCACGAAGAGAAATTGCTAGTAATTTTGGATTAAGTCCTTCAATGATAGGAGAAGAAACAAGTGGAACTGTAGATATAGAAGCAGAAAACCTAAGATATTTAACAGATACTTTATTAGTTAAAATAAAGGCCCTTGAAGAAGAGTTTAACTTTAAGTATCTTGATAGAATAGATCGTAAATTAGGATATAAAGTAGATATTAATTTTAATGTGCTTTTAAGGACCACAGCTGAAAAACAAAAAAGCATTATAACTGATTATGTTAAACATGGAATTTATTCAATTGAATATGCTAAAAAATTACTTGGAGTTCCTAATATAGAAGATGAAACAGTAACATTACCTTCAGGACAAGTTCTTTTAAGGGATTTATTAGCAGGAAAATTAAGTTATCAAGATAAAGAAACAAAAGAAAATAAAGAAAACAAAGAAAGGAAAGGGGGTGAGACAGATGGAGAAGGAGATGAATAATCACTATACAGATGGCGCATTAGAAATTAGAAGTGATGGTGACAAGAAGGATTATATCCAAGGTTATGCTCTTATTTTTGATAGTATGAGTGAGGATATGGGATTTAGAGAAATTATTAGGAGTGGTGCTCTTGATAATACCGATATGAGTGATGTTATTTTCTGCTTAAATCATGATGTAAGTATGGTATTGGCAAGGAATAATAAGAGTGATGGTGTAGGAGCATTGAAACTAACAGTAGATTCAAAAGGTCTATTCTTTGAAGCACAGCCAACTAATACAACCTATGCTAGAGATTTAGTTGAGAATATGAGAAATGGTATTCTAACGAAGTGTAGTTTTAGATTTACTTTAGATTATGAAGACCAATCGTCTCAAAGTTGGGATTGGGATAGAGATGGTAAGCGAGGGTATGATCTAAGAACAATTAACAAAATTAAAAAAATTCGAGATGTATCTATTGTAACTTTCCCAGCTTATGAAAGTTCAGTAGCTAATACATATATAAGAGCTAAAGAAAATTATGAAGCTGAAATTAAAGAAGCAGAAAAATTAAAAAATGAAAAAGAAAAGTTATTAATAGAACTTATGTAATGAAGTTATGTAAGTTCTATTTTTATTTCTAAAATTAATAATAAGTGAGGTAAAAGTATGAAGTCAAAAGAAATTTTAAAGTTATTAAAAGCTAAGAGAGAGGAAGCTAGAGCATTAGCAGAAACAGATATGTCTAAGGCTAGAGAAATGTTAGAGGAAATAAGAGAATTAGAAAAGGATCTTGAAACTGCACAAGAACTAGAAGAGATGGAATTAAGAGAATTAGCTGCTGGAAAACCAGTTAATCCTAAAAAACCAAATGAAGAAGTGAGAGAAGTTACTAAGGAAGATGAATTAAGAGCCTTAGGGAAATATATGACAGGAAAAGCGTTAAATGATGAAGAAAGGGCTTTAGTTACTGTATCAGATAATGGTGCATTATTACCACAAGGATATATAAATGAGTTGATGGTTTTAAGAGATGGGTTTCCATCATTAAAAAAGTATTGTCATGTTATCCCCGTTACAACTAAGACAGGAAGAATGCCAATAGCTAAACTAGGGAAGAGCAAACTGTCTAAGTTAAGTTCAAATCAACCAATTGGAGAAGGTGCAGTTTCCACAGATAGTGTTTTATATGATGTAGAGGACTATGGAAGCTTTGTGCCAATTGAAAATTCATTAACTGATGATGAAGTGGTCGGATTAATTCAAAATGTTGTTATTCCAGATTTTGCTGAAGGTTCAGTTTCAGCAGAGAATGGAGAAATAATGTCTGTGGTTAAGGCTAAATCGGCTACAATTCAAGCAACATCTTATTTAGATCTAGAGAATGCAATGGATAGCCAAGTACCTGCTGTTAAAAGTGGACTAATTACTATTACAAATACTGCTGGATATGTGCATTTAAAAAATATGAAGGATAGCATTGGTAGAAATCTAAACCTAATTACTAATATTAACGGAATTGATTATTTTAATAGTAAACCTATTATAACTCTTTCTGATGAAGATGTTTCACCAACCAGAGAAGGAAATGTAATTTATTATATTGCTAATTTAAGAGAATTTATTAAGTTCATTGATAGAAAAACTTTAGAAATAGCTAAGTCTACAGAGTTTTTATTTAACAAGAATCAAGATTGTTTAAGAGCAATTGAAAGATTTGATATTATTGAGGGGTCTGCAAGAAGTGCGAAAGTTATAGAGTTTAATCCAATTAATGGGGGGATAATTGCAGCAGAGGTACAAGCTTTAAAAACTAGAGAATTTGGGGATTCAGATGAGAAATTAAAAGAATTAGTAAAGGAAAATGATGAGAAGTAATTATAAGGAAGGGCTTTCCCTTCCTTTTTTAAGGAGGGATAGATATGAAAGTTCCCAATGAATTAATAGAAGAGATTAAGGATTATTTAAATATATATGATGAGAAAGATGAGGTAATAGAAAATATTATTTTAGAAGCTCAAATATATATTGATACAACTGTAGGAGAAGCTTATAAGAATAATGAGAAAAAATCAAGACTAGCTAAGGTCCTTTTAAAGAAATTATGTTCAGACTTATATGACAATAGGAGTATGAACATAACATCTCAAGTTAAAAGAGATACCATAGCCCAAACAATTCTTGATGCTCTTTCATTAGAAAGTGAGGGGGAATATGTTTAATTTAAATGCAGGAGAATTTAGGCATCCTATAGTCATTCAAAATTGTGTATACAAGAAGAATGAAGATAAGATTAAAGTTCCTGTATGGGAAGATAAAATTAAAACAAGAGCAAAGGTTTTGAATGTAAGAGGAGAGGAATTTATTCAAGCTCAAGGAACTGGTGTGAAAATAGAAAAAACTTTCTATATAAGAGCTAGTAAAACAATAAAAATACACGAAGAAGATAGGATTATCTTTAAAAATCAAGCCTATGAGATAGTTTATATAAATGATATTGAGGAAAGAGGAATTTGTATAGAAATTAAGGCGAGAAGGTGTAAATAATGAGTTTGAGTGTAGAAGGCTTTGACGAATTATTTAATACATTAGATTCTTTAGGGAATGTGGGTAAAAAGGTTGGTGTAAAAGCTGTAAGAGGAGCTACAAAAACAGCATTAAAAAGCCTTAAGAGATATGCACCTAAAAAGAGTGGAAAAGGTGGAGAAGCCTTAAAAGTTATATCTGTTAAGTCATATAAAAGTGGAAGTGTTTGGGGAAAGGCTGGTATAGATAAAACAAACTGGGAAGAAACAAAGCATCTTTGGTTTCAAAATTACGGATATGATGTAGGAAAGACTCATGTAACTAAACATGTTGGATGGGTTGAAAAGGCTTTTCAAGAGTGTAAGAAAGATGCACAAAAAGAAATGATTGATATTATATCAACTGAAATTGATAATGCTTTGAGGTGATATAAGTATGAAAGAGCTAATAGAAAATACCCTTAAATCAGTAGGAATAGAGGTTAATTACCTTGAAAGAGTAGGAGATGAATATCCTCAATTAGTTTATACCTTCAATGAATATCCAAATAGTTCTGGTGACAATAGAGAAGAAACTGCTCTATATGATATATATTTAAATTTATATATTGAAAGTGGCATTGAGAGTGATATTGATAGCACTGTAAATAAAATTAAATCAGAATTAGAAAAAGCACATTTTAAGAAGGTAGCAATTAATAGTCCTATAAAGTTTGAGGGAGTTAATTATTATCAAATAACTATGAATTATAAAAAGATAATGTAAGGAGGAATTATAAATGGCTAGAGAAGAAGGAATTAGCAGAATAACTATGTGGCCACTTGAAACGGATAAGGTTGGTTCTAAGCCGACTTACGGAGAAAAGTTTCTATTACCATGGGCGGTGAATTTTGAAACAGAGGATCAATACAGAGAAGGGCAATATTATGGAGATAATATTGTAGAACAAAGTAAGAAATCTATATCAAAAGTAACTGTAGATATGGAAGTATCATCAGATACTCCACCATCATTAGATGCAAAAATCACAGGTAAAGGCTATAAAGGTGGGATGGCCTATAAAAATATTGGAGATAAAACTCCAGCCTATGCAGTAGGATATGAAATCCTAATGAGTGATGGAAATATTAGAAGAAGAATTATTTACAATGTTGGCTTTACGAGAAATTCTCATACCAATAAGACTATTGAGGATGAAGCTGAAGGACAAACATATACTTATTCAGGAGTTGGCTTACCACTTGCATCTACTGGAGATGTAGAAGCAATAATAGATTTGGCTGAAATAGAAGCAACATCATCTGAAGAAGAAAAAACATGGTTAAAAGAAAGATGGGACAAATTCTTTGAATCCCCTGTATTACCAGAAGAGTATCAACCTTCGATATAGCTGCTAAAAAGAATAAATAGATAATTAAAAAAGGGAGTAATTCTCCCTTTTTGCTTAGGAGGAATTATGGAAGTAATTAATTTAAGTAAAAAAGTTGTAAAGCCAATACTTTTAAACGGATTAGAATGTATTTGTGTTCTAGATAACACTACAATAGATCATTACCAAAGAGTAAATAAAATTGGATTTTTAAAAGGCCTAGAGTTAATGGAGAAAAATGAAATTAAGGGTGTTAAAAAGCTTGTTGGAAGTATTGTAAGAGATAAAAAAACAAACAGAATTCTTGGGGAAAAATACTTTAATCAGTTTAATGATATTCAAATAGGGGCTGTTTTTACACCAATAATAAAAGAGTTATTACCTAACTTACCAGAACCTAAAGAGGAAAGTGAAAAAAAGTAGATAAGGATAGTGATGGATATATAGATATAGACAATTTATATTATCTATCTAGAACTATCCTAAGTTGGGATGATGAAACTTTTTGGGAAAGCTCACCAAGATTTTTATTTAAGCAACTGGATCTATTTGCACAATACAATAAACCTTCTAAAAAATCTAACGTGAAGAAAAGTGGAACATATGAAGAAAGGATTGTAAAAGAAAATAGACAAAAGCTTAAGGTTATGAGTTCAGAGGAGGTGAGAAAATGGCAGATGAAAAAGTATTAGCCGTAAAATTAGCTTTTAAAGCTGGTGGATATAAGCAAGAAATAAAGGCTATAAACCAAAATACGAAAGTTCTTAAATCTGAATTTGATAAAGCAAAAGCAGGGTCAGAGGATTTTGAAAATTCCCTTGAAGGGCAAAAAGCAAAACTAAAGCTTGTAGCAGGAGAACTTCAAAATTCTAAAGAAAAGCTTAATATATACAATACTCAAATGAAGAAGTGTAAGGATACCTTGGAAGTTGCAACAAAAGCCTTTGATGAACAACAAAAAGAAGTTGAGTCCCTTAAGAATCAGATAAAGGATTATTCTTCAGCATATGGGGCTACATCTCCAGTAGTAAAGAAACTTGAACAAAACTTAAAAGATGCAGAAAAAGCACTTGAGAGTAAAAGAAGGGCTGTAATAAATGCTGATAGCAGCTTAACAGGAATGAAAATTACTATAAATAAAACTGAAGCAGATATTTCAAACCTTTCTAGTGAAATTAGAAAAATTGAAGGCGAAATTAGTGAGTTTGGGAAGGAAGCAAGCTATAGTGAGAAAGTTTTAGATAGTTTCAAAGAAAATATTGAGGGTACAACAGATGAAGTAATACAATTTGGAGCTCATATGTCAGAACTTGGACAAGGCGTAATGGATGTGGGTGAAAAGGTTGGAGAAACCGGTAAAAAAATTCTAGATTCATTTGGTGGTGCAATTGAGAAAGCCGATTCTTTTAACTCAAGTATGAATGATTTAAGAGCTAAAACTGGTGCTGCTGCAGAAGATATGGAAGAACTTACAAAGGTAACTGAAAATGTATATAATAACAATTTTGGTGAAAGTTTTGAAGAAGCAGCTGAATCAGTTGCAACAGTAAATAAATATCTTTGGCTTACAGGAGATGAACTTCAAAAAACTACTGAAAAAGCGTATGGATTAAAAGATACTTTTGGGTATGATATAGCTGAAAGTATAAGAAGTGTAGATATGCTTATGGATACATTCGGTTTAACTTCAGATGAAGCTTTTAATTTAATTGTCCAAGGGGCTCAAAATGGACTTGATTTTTCAGGAGAAATGTTAGATACAATTAACGAGTATTCAGTTCAATTTGAGAAAGCTGGACTTGAAGCAGAGGATATGTTTAATATTCTTTTTGATGGAGCTCAATCAGGGGCTTGGAATTTAGATAAGGTAGGAGATGCTGTAAAAGAATTTAATATAAGATTAACTGATGGATCTAATACTACCAAAGAAGCGTTATCAAAATTAGGTATGAATGCTGATGATGTGGCTAATACAATGAGTGAAGGTGGAGATAAGGCAAAGGAAACTTATGATTCAATAATTAAAAAAATAGCTGAAATGGATGATGCTCAACAACAAAATTTAGTTGGAGTAGGACTGTTCGGAACTATGTGGGAAGATTTAGGACCAGGAGTAATAACAGAATTGAATTTTGTGAGTGATGCATTTAACAGAACTTATGATAGTGCAGGAGAACTTAATGAAATTAAATATGATAATCTTAGTAGTGCTACAGGAAGTTTAAAAAGAACTATAGAAACAGGACTTTTAAAACCAATAGGAGAGAGTTTGTTACCACTTTTGAATAATTTAATACCTCAAATACAAGGAGTAGTTGATAAGTTAAAGTCATGGATACAAGAAAATCCTAAGATAGCATCTGCTATTACAATTATAATAGGTGTTATAGGAGGGTTACTTGCTATAATTGGCCCTATTATTACCACAATAGGAATGTTAGTAATATCACTTGGAGCAATGTCAACAGCATTTGCAGCAGCTGGAGGAGTAGCTGCTTTTTTTAGTGCTTCAATACTTCCTGTTATAACTGTAATTGGAGCAGTAATAGGTGTGGTTGCTACCCTTGCTATGGCAATTTACTCTAATTGGGAAGGTATTAAGCAAGCTACAATTCAATTAATAGAAACATGCAGACCTCAATTTGAAGCTTTTAGGGATTCGTTTAATAATCTTTGGCAAGTAATAAAATCAATTTACGAAACAGTTATAAAACCTTTATTTAAAATGATAGGTCAAGTAATTCAATATTGTATAGAATTTGTTACACCAATTATTCAGAGATTGCTTCCTGTATTCACAAGCGTGTTTAATGCAATAAGTAGTTTCTGGAATAGCATAGGAAAGCCTGTCTTTAGTGCTATTATAAGTATCATACAAACTATAGGTAAGGTAGTTAAGCCAATATTTGATACTTTTAAGGATGTAATTTGTGGAGCTATGGATGCAGTATTGAAGCCTATTCAATGGGTAATAGATAAATTATCCGAATTATTTGGATGGATAGGTGATGTTGGAAGTAAAATAGGAGGATTTTTAGATAAGATAAATCCTTTTAAATCTATAGATATAAACACAAACATAAATCCTAATAGTGAGGAGTTAGCTGGAGTTGCAAGGAGTAAATCAATATTAACTAATACCGCTTTAAGTGGAGCTTACTACCAACCACAAACTAGATCAAGCAAGAATATAGGAACAATGATTCAGAGTTCTAATGCTTTTTCAAAGGCTATAGGAGGAAATGACAAATTTGATTCAAATAATATATCAAGCTTTAACATAAAGCCAATGGAAGATATGTTTAGAAAGATGATAGAGTTGCTTTCAGTTCAAAATAGTTTAATAGAAAAGAATAAGCCAGTATTCAATTTAGATGGTGAGGAATTAGCAAATAAGCTAGACACGATAAATGGTACGAATATGATGTTATATGGGAGGTTTAACTAAGAATGATAGGACAATTTAAATTCGCAGACAAAAAAAGTTATGATGATTTTAAGTTACTATTGTACAAAGTTGAGGTTGAACAACCGACACCTAATATATTAAAAGTATCAGTACCATTTATGAATGGAAGTTATGATATGTCAGAGTTATATGGTGAAAGTTCATATCCTGATAGGGTAGTGTCAATAGGGGTAGAGTTTGAATATTTTAATGATCTAAGAAGAGAAAAGTTAAACTTATTATATGATGAAGTCGTAATGTGGTTAAGGTCATCTATAAATGAAAAATTAGAAATTGATTTTCAATACGGATATTTTGTAGGAAGGGCTCAAGAAATAAGTTCCTTAGAAGTATTTGAGATGACTGGAAGAATTGAAATTAAATTTATATGTTATCCATTTAGATATGGAAAATACGAAGAAGGAAATGATATATGGGATACATTTAATTTTATAAATGGAATTAGCCAAAATACAGATTTTAGTATCAATGGTATTAAGGAGATATTATTGATAAATCCTAGCATAGCATCAATAGTTCCAGAAGTTGAAACAACTAGTGATATTGAGGTGGTTAAAGGAGAAAATGTTTATTTATTCAAGTCAGGAGTAAATAAGGATTATAGATTTATGCTAAATAAAGGGGAAAATAGACTTACTTTAAAAGGTAAAGGTGAAATAAGGTTTAAATTTAGAAGAGAGGTGCTTTAAAGTGTATGAGGTAAATTTAATAAATGATGATATAACATTAATTAATTCATCTACAATTACACATGGAGCACCTAGATTACTAGCTGGAAAGGTTAATTTAGGTATAAATACTATAGATAGTTTTTCCTTTAATATAAGTCCTTATAATCCTGGATATAATAAGTTGTTTCCATACAAGAGCAAGATAGAAGTAATACAAAAGTTAAAAGGTATTGAAAAGCTAATATTTAGGGGGAGAGTATTACTTCCAACTAATAATATGGATTCAAGTGGTAACTTTTCTAAAAAGGTAGTTTGTGAGAGTGAATTAGCTTATCTATTAGATAGTACACAAACTTATGGAGAATATCACAATATATCAGTAAAAGACTTTTTAAAGATCATAATTGATAATCACAATAAAAAGCAACCTGATAAAAAATTCGTTGTTGGTGAAGTAACTGTAAAAGATAATAATGATTCTTTATATAGGTATCTAGGATACGATAAAACACTTGATACAATTAAGGAAAAGCTTATAAATACTTTAGGTGGGGAGCTAAGAATAAGATATGAGGGGGATATAAGATATCTTGATTATTTAGAGATAATAGGGGAAAAGAAGCCAACAGAGATTAGGCTATCTAAAAATATGATTACAATAGAACAAGAGAAAGACCCAACAAGTATTAAGAATAGAATTACTCCTTTAGGAAGTAAAAAAGAGGATACTGAAGAGAGATTAACTATTGCAAGTGTTAATAATGGAGTTACTTGGGTTGATGATATTGAGAGTCAAAAAGAATTTGGAATTTTAGAAGATAGCATAATATTTGATGATGTTAATACTCCATCTGTTCTGAAAGATAGAGGACTAAAGAAGCTAGAGGAGCTAAATAAAATAAAAAAGAAACATAAACTATCTATTGTAGATTTAGCTTTGATAGGAATAGATAAATATAATATTGATATTTACAACTATTATAGAGTTATTAATCAAGTTATGGGAATAGATGAATATTTAAGGGTTATAGAGCAGAGTATTGATATATTAGCTCCTCAATCGTCTACTATAACTATAGGAGATAAGTTTGAAGATATAAAGAGATATCAGAACGATATTAGCCAGAGAGCAGTCAATAACGTTAAGAGTTTATCTGAGAATATTTCTAGAACAAATAATAAGGTAAATTCATTAAAAAATGATGTTGTAGACGTTGATAATCATACAAAAATAAATGAAATTGATATAAAGAAACAGAAAAAATATATGATAATGGGGGTCTAAAATGGATGAGATAGCTAGATTATATACAGGAAACATAACTAGTGAAGAAAAATTAATAGATTCTACCAATGGAGTAGTATTAAAAACAATACTAATTGGAAATAGAAATGAGGAAAAAGCAACAGTGTCTATAAATATAGATGGTGCTGCTTTTTATTTTGACATTGATTCAAATAAAACTCTGATTATAGATAATCCAATAGTATGTAATATTTTAAAAGCAAGTTCAAATGTGAATATATATATTCACATAAGTGGTATTAGACTAGGGGAGGTGTAGTATGGCAAACATAAGTGGCATATTAGAAAAAATACGGGAAGCTATTTATGGAAAAGAAGTAAGAGGAAGCCTAGCAGATGGACTAGAGGCCATTAATAATGAAACTGAGAATACAACTGTAAGACAGAAAAAATTAGAAACAACATTCAATGATCTAATTATTAATGCTGGAAATAGTAATGCTGAAATAGTAGATGCTAGAGGTGGAGAAACCAAATTAAAAGATAGACTAGATAAGTTTGATGAAAAATTGGGAGAAAAGTCAAACATAATTGTTTGTGAAGAAATTCCATCAGTAAAGAAGGCAAATACATTCTATTTTAAAGTTACTGAGAAGCAGAGTGCAAGTGGTGGAAATCAGAACATAAAAGTATCACCCAATATGGGGATAAAAATAGTTTAAGAAAGGAAGATGAAAAAGTGGCTGAGTTAAGAAAAGTAAGAATTCAATTATTAAATGAAAGTACAGGTGCGGTTGAAGAAGAGGTAAATGTTTTAACATCTGCGGACTGTGTTACTTTTGGTGATGGAGAAACATTTGAACAAAAGTTAGCAGCAGGTAAATTAACAGGACCAAAAGGGGATCCAGGTCAAACTGGTCAAACTGGTAAACCTGGGGCAAATGGAGCAGATGGTGCTACATGGTTATTTGGAACTGCTGTCCCTTCTACTCAAGGAAAAACAGGAGATTTTTATTTAAATACTTCAAATTTTGATGTATATAGTAAAGCTACTGGAAGTTGGGTTAAAACTGGAAATATCAAAGGAGCTACAGGAGAGCGAGGAACAACCGGAGCAACTGGTGCAAAAGGTGTTTCAATGAGATTATTAGGTGCATGGTCAAATTCTACTGCATATGTAAATAATTCTGATTATATAGATATTGTTACATATAGTGGTAATACTTATGCTTGTAAAACTTCTAATACTGGTCAAACCCCTACAAATACAACTTACTGGACCTTAATAGCACAAAAAGGAGCAACAGGTGCGAAGGGGGCAGATGGTACAGATGGTGCACCAGGACCTAAAGGCGATCCAGGAGACACAGTAAAGGTTGGAACAAGTTTAAGTAATGCTACACAGAAGAAGCTTTTCTTTAAAATTGTTTAGGAGGAGTAGAGAATATGGCTGTAAACAAAATAGAAATACAAGATGAAAACGGAGATTTATATTATCCACATACTGATTCAAGCGTTGTCTTTAATAAGAGAGGAAATTCTGTTAATAATGAATTATCTGATATAAATTCCAAACTAACGCATACACAAACTGAAGACCTTCTTGTAAAGCAAAGGATATTAAACTCTTATTTAAATAAAGGAGGTTTGAAATTAACTAATGTTAATGATCCAAGTAAAAACTCTTTTAATGGATATTGGATAGATAATGGAGTGTTAAAGGTAGGGGCTAGTGACAAGACAAAGGTAAAAACTCCTATAATTAAAATAACAAAAGCTATGGATGTAACTTTTGACTTTCCAGGTTTTGAATGGTGTTCAGCTAAATGTTCAGATGCTTCTGGTAATGGTGCTTCTTGGGATAAAACTTATGCAGGAGGAGCAACTTATCACTTTGAGCCAGGATACCAAGCAATACAATTTAGACATAATACAGATAGGGAACTATCCGAATCTGAAAAAAGCAAGTTGGTTTTAAGTTTCTATGATGAAATTTATTCTAGTGCTACTACTGCTATGGTAAACAAGATAAATGCAAATACTAGTGGGTATGATTTAGTATTCCCTTTCATAACAGATATACACCATTTCCCTACTACAGATTTAAAATGGGGTGGTAATGTTAAGAATAATAATATAGACCATCTACAAGGGTTAATAGAGTTAAGTAACAAATTCCCTATAGATTTCTCTGTTATAGGAGGGGATTTATCCTATGACTGGACTACTATGTCTATATTCAAACCATTTATTCAAGATGTATCAAATAGAGCTCAAAGGGCTAATTCTCCTGTCTATTTCTTAGCTGGGAATCACGACTTTGGTGATGCATATAACTATAAGAAAACAGGAAAAGATGCAGTGTTATCTCCAGCACAATTAAACACTTTACTAGGAAGAGCTGTAAGTAACACTATGTATTACTATAAAGATTTTCCTCAACAGAAGGTTAGACTAATATTCCTAAATACTGATGATAATTATTTCTTACTTCCAGATGGAACTACTAAGTATCCAAGAATACCTACAGGTGATGATGATGAAACGATACACGTTGTAGGGAAAGAGCAAGGAAAATGGTTAAGTGAAGCTTTAAGAACGCCAGATGAAGGTTGGGCTATAATATTTATGTCTCACGTACCTTTAAGAGCTCAAACTCAAAATAGCCAAGCTATTGCAGATTTAATAAATGCAAGAAAAAATAAAACATCAAAGACTTTTACTAAAACTAACTCAAATACAGACTTCTCTTGGGAGTTTAAAGTTGATTACAGTAAGGAATATGATGTAGATATAGTTGGTTGGATAAGTGGTCACACTCATTCGGATGCTATCAATACATTCAACAATATTAAGGTTATAACAGTAACACAAGCAATGGGAGATAACACAGGATTAGGTAGGGAGAATATAGATCCAACTAAAACTACATTTGATGTATTTTGCTTAGATAGAGCTAAAAGAAAGCTTGATATAAAAAGGTTTGGAAATATCGGAAGCGATAGGAGTATAACTTATTAAATCAATAAGATAAAAGAGGTGCTATATGAATGAAGAACTAGTTAAACATCAATTACAAGTCCACGAGAAAAGATTAAATGACCATAGTAAAGAAATTGATGAGTTAAAAGAAGGAAGAGCAGCAAGTAATGTAAAGATGGATAATCTTTGTGAAAGACTTGAAGCTCAAACAAAAAGCATAAATTGGTTAATAGGAATCATGGCTACAAGTTTAGTTGGGTTCTTTTTTTATGCGATTCAAACAAATTTATTTAAATAAGGGAGAGATGTAAAATGGAAAATTTAATGAACTTCATACCAGAACAATTATTAATTCTTATTGCTGCTACTTATGTATTAGGTATATTTCTTAAGAGGATTGAAAGCATTAAGGACAAGTATATAACAATTATACTTATGGTCTTCACAGTAGCTTCTAGCATGCTTATAAGTGGGTTGTCGGTAACTTCTTTCTTACAGGGTATATTATGTTGGGGAGTTAGTGTAGGGATTAATCAAACTGCAAAACAATTAACTAAACAAGAGTAGTCAAATAGGCTACTCTTTTATTTTTAAATTTTAGGAGGAATGTAAAATGAATAGAATAAATTGTTACGTGGCGTATTTAAATAGAAAGAATGTAGAATTACCAGCACCTTGTAGTTCTTTAGAAAAAGAATTATACGATTTATGTACTAATAATAACATAGGAGTATCTTGGTATAATGGAACAGCAATTACAGGCAATAGCACAGAACCAACTACTTATGAAACAGGAATAGAATCAGCATTAATAAATGATAGATATATGAATACAGAAACAGGAAATGTATTTATCTGTACAAAAGGTGGAAATGCAAGTACAGCTAAATGGAAGTATTTACAGTCTCTTAAAGGTCCAGCAGGGCCAAAAGGTGAACCGGGTACACCTGGAGAGAAAGGGGAAAAGGGAGAGCCAGGTCAGAAAGGTGCAGATGCCGTAATTAATAAATTAAATAAAGTAGATGCATTAACTGCTGATTCTGCAACTACACAGCAAATAGCAACTGCATTTAATAATTTAATTGCAGATCTAAAAGCAAAAGGGTATATGAATCAAGGGTAGTCAAATAGGCTACTCTTTTACTTTACCTATTATAAGGAGGAAAAAAGATGCTTACAATCAATAAAGAATTTTTAAAGTCCCATAAGTGCTATAAGGGAAAAAATAATCCTAAATATATAGTTAACCATGAAACAGATAACTATAGTGATGGAGCAGGAGCAAGAAATCACGCTAAAGCTCAATTTAATGGGAATTTAGGGGATGCGTCTGTTCATTTTTATGTAGATGATAAAGAAATATATCAATGTTTAGAGTTAAGTGATGGAGCATGGGCTGTTGGGGATAGAGGTAACTTTGGAGTTATTACTAACTATAACAGTATAAATATTGAGATATGTGTTAATCCTGATTCAGATTACAATACAGCTAGAAAGAATGCAGCTGAATTAAATAAGTACTTATTAGAACAATATGGTTGGGGAATAGACAGAGTAAAAAGGCATTATGATGCTACTTATAAAACATGCCCTAGAAAGATGATTCAAAATCCTAACCTATGGAAAGAGTTTATACAGTGGATTAATACTGGTGATACTTCTATAGAGATAGATTACAACAAACCTATTTATGTTGCAACTATAGAACAATCTAAAAACTTTATAGGAAATAGAGCAAAGGATATACAAGCTAAACTTATAAGTTTAGGGTATGACCTAGGAAGCTGGGGTGCTAATGGTATATGGGGTGAGTATAGTTACAATGCTCTACTTAAATTCCAAAGGGATAATGGATTAAATCCAGATGGATATTGTGGAACTGCAACAACAGCCAAGCTAAATGAATTATATGAAAATAAGGGGGAATCAAAATTGTTAAAAGTAATGAAAAATAAAGTTGTTAGAAGTGGAAGTAAAGGGGATCACGTTAAGATGCTTCAATCTAGCTTAACAATGCTAGGTTACAATGTAAATGGGATAGATGGCCATTGTGGTAATGGATGTGTAGCTGCAATTAAAGCATATCAAAGAGATAACGGATTATCTGTAGACGGTTCTTGTGGTCCAGCAACTTGGACTAGTATTTTAACTAAATAATAGGTTATAATAAAAAACGCTATACTTACAAAATAAGAAAACAATAAAGAGCGATTAATCTTACTTGTGGGGTGGATTAATCGCTCTTTTATTTATATATAGGTTCATGAGTATTAATTTAATTAAAACTAATACTGGTTTATTATATCAACCACAAAATAACACAAAAATGGGGAAAAGTCAATAATATCACCCAATTATGGTGAAAATAGGGTGTTATATCTATCTAAATAATAGGTTATAATATATAATAGTTCTGTACTATACTTATAGATAAAAGCTAGTAGACAGGGGGAATCCTTGTTTGCTAGCTTTTTAATAATGTACTAAATATATAAATAAAAAGTACTAGATTAACACTAAGATTAATTTAGTACTTTTTATTGTGTTTTAAATAACGAAATGTATATCAAGGAGCTCTCACTAATAGTATTGTTATTATTTTAAGAAGAAAAAGAGTGACCAATCAATAAAGGGGGACCAATCACTCTTTTTCTTTTTTGTAGTTATTAATACTACGGCGAGATTTAACAGTAATATATAATATCAAGAGGATAAAATCAATAAAACTGTTTGATTTATAATAAAAATTTAATAATTAGTTATACTTATTAATAGTACTATACTTATAAAGAGGTAGTAGGTAGGGAGTAATCCTTATCTGCTGCCTTTATTATTTACATATTATTACTAGAGATGATAAAATATTCATGAGGGGAGTGAGAGAAATGGAGATTAAGGATATTATTCTTAAAAAAATAAAAACTTCGCCAGCACCACCATTTTTATTTATTGGATCTGGATTATCACAGAGGTATTTAGGTACACCAACGTGGCATGGATTACTTAAACATTTCGCTAAAATGATAAATGAAGAGGAACTTGCTTTTGAAATGTATTTGGACGAAGCTAGTAGAAGTAAAAATTACAATGGGTTAGAGCCTAAAATAGCAGAGATATTGGAAGCAGATTTTAATAAGATTTGGTTTAAGGATGAAAAGTTTACTGCAAATAGAAAAGAATCAATTGATTTGGTTAAACAGGGATGTTCACCAATGAAAATTGAGATAGCAAATTTTTTTCAATCAGCATCAACAAGAGAGTTTATTGCTGGAAATGAGAGAGAAATTGAATTGTTAAAACAGGTTGGAGATAGAAGTTTAGCAGGAGTAATAACAACTAATTATGATGTGTTAGTTGAAAGAATATTTTCAGAATATAAATACAGCACATTAATTGGACAAGAAGAACTTATTTTCTCGCCATTAACCGGAATAAGTGAAATATATAAAATACATGGATGCTGTACAAATCCAAAGAGTATTATATTAAATGATAAAGATTATGATAAATTTAATGAGAGAAATGCATATTTGGTTGCGAAATTACTTACTATATTTTTAGAGCATCCAATTATTTTTATTGGTTATAGAATTGGGGATTCTAATATTAGAGAAATATTATCTTCTATAGCTAAATGTTTGCCAGATTATAAATTGGAACTTTTGAAGGATAGATTTATTTTTATCGAATGGAACGATTCGGATAAAGAAGATAGTGTATCGAATTATGAATTTTCTAATTTAAGTGATAATAAAAGTATTTCTATGACTAAAATATATATAAAGGATTTTTCGTGTCTGTTTGAAGCACTACTTGAAAATAAGGTTAAGTATAATCCAAGGTTGATTAGAATGATGAAGGAAGATATATATAATGTTGTTTTAACATCAGAGCCATCGAAAACTATTAATGTATTAGTTGACATAGAAGATAATAGATTAGAAGAAGTTGAAGCAGTAGTTGGATTTGGTATAATGAAACAATTAGGACATAAAGGTTATGATGGAATCGAGCCAGAAGAATTATTTGAAGATATAATATATGATAATAAAAATTTTATACCATCATTAATTATAGAAAAAAGCTTACCATTAATATTAAAATATAATCAAAGTATACCAATGTATAAATATGCTTCAAAGTATAAAGGAAAAGTAAATGATAAAGTAAAGAGGTATTTGGATAGAAGTTATCCAGAAATATTAACTAGAAAGATGAGAATACATATAAATAGAGAAGGATATTTATCGTGTGATATACAAAATGTTATAGATAGATATGGATTTGATAAGACTATAAATTATATTAAATATATTCATCCTAATCGCATGAATCATGAAGAACTATTGAAATATATAAAAGAATATCATACTAATTATCCTGATATTTTAAGAAATAAAAAAGCTCCAGAATCATCTGAACTGAAAAGATTAATAAGAATTTATGATTATTTGAAATACAAAAAGGAGGCTTAAGCCTCCTTTTTCTATA